CGTAATCTTTATAACTGTTTGCACAATAAAATGCATATCTATGATATAAATTGTCGTTTTTTTGTAATGCTTCTGCGTACGCTTTTTCCAAAACTAGGGCATCTTTCAGATATTTTTGAGGATCTTTGCTCCTATTTCCACTTCTACCAGAAACAACATAATAATTGCCTTCAATTGTTGATTGTTTTGAATTGGGTTCTTTGCAAGTAATAAATTCGTGTATAACAGATAAATATTCAAAACGTTTACGATTGTTAATTAATAATACACGAATATAGTTCATACCACCAGGTGAACCAAATTTTAAAAAGTATTCGTCAAATAGAACATTGGTAGGCATTTGAATATCTCCGATAATTTCATCATCTGCATCAAAGACTAATAATAGATCAGTTTTATTATAGGCTCTACTTAATGCAAGACTTCTATTATGAGCAAAATTTTCCCATGGGTCGTTATGTAATTCACCCGGAATATTTTTTCCTTTGAAAAAGTTGGTGATTATATTTTGAGTATTATCAGTTGACCCAGTATCACAAATAACCCAATAATCAAAACTGATTTTGCTACACAACATTTCAAGTGTTTTTTTTATTATATGAGATTCGTCTTTAACAATCATATTTAAACAAATGGTTGGTCTTTTTTCCGTTATTACAATTTCCATTTTGATAAATACATTGTATATTCTTTAATTAATAATTAAACATAATACTTTTTTATGTTTTATGTTTTATGTTTTATGTTTAATTTTTGAATGTAAGTTTTATGGGTTTATGGGTTTATGGGTTTATCAGTTTTGCGATATTGTAAATTCTATTCCATTATCTATTTCAGTATCATATTCATCTGGTTCATCGTCCTCATCTGGTTCATCGTCCTCATCAATTTGAATATGAATCTTATTTTCAATAAATTGCACACCTACACCAAAGACATTCTCTGAATCAGGTGTATATGTAGACGTTGGACTTGCTTGTAATAACAAATTAATATAGGTGTTAAAATCATTATAATAGTCATACCCATTGATTTCTTCTAAAGAGTCCTGAGCTATCTCAAACGATTGTTTAATCTTTAATAATCCAACCCCCCGATAATATTCATTATTATAATAGGTAATCTCAAAATCGTCAGTGTGATGTTTTAAAATAAAAAACAAAACCTTCCATACATCCCCAGTCCATGGTTCACCATATTTTAAAATATTTTTCTCGTAATAATGTTTATTGGGTATTTTTAATTGTTCATAATAATTTTTTGGAAGAATATCATCTATAAAAATTTTTCCATTTTCTTTAATACATTGTATGCTATGATTTAAATCTTTATAAAAATATTCAACCTGATGCATTCCATCTATAAAAATAACATCAAATTGTTCAGTATTATTTTCAAAAAATTCGTCCGATGTCACGAGTCTAAGTGAATCATCGTCCATGGTAAACTTTGGATCAGGATCAACTCCTATTTTATCTGTAAAATGCGTATTTTTAAATGTAATTCCATATTCAACACCGATTTCCAAATATTTTTCACTCGGGGTTGTCAAATTATTTATGATTTCGTGGCGGGACTCAAATTCCGTATTATATTTAACAGTTTCAATTCGTTTTTCTTCTGCAGAAGATATAATCTCATATTTTTCACAAGATTTATAATTGGTCAAAAAATACTGAGTTAAATTTTGTGTATTCGTATTTTGCAAAGAATAACATTTCATTTTATCATACCCAAGATGGTCAAGTGTAGAAGTAACATAACCAATATCATAATAATTTTCTAAGAGAATAAAATCTACTCTTCCTTTTGCATATAACTCGTGAATATAAGGAATATTTTGTAATAAACTAGTAATACCTATTATACAAATCTGCAAATCATAGTCGGGATTATAAACAATATTTGCATACTTGTGTGTATATGTATCAGGATTGCGTTCCCACAATTTACTGTGATTTGATATATAAATTTCATCTTCATATGCATTTTGTTTTTTCATTTGATTATGTATATCAAATTGTTGATAAAAAATTGGCATGATAAATTGAGGCCCAATCCTATTTATTTCTTTATTACGAATGAGAGAAAAATTATTGTTATTTTCATTCATGTATTGGACATATCCCAGCTTGCATAGTTTTGCCATTTTGGTAGTGAGCGCAGTTCGCAATAAAATTTCATAGTCATCACAAATAGGTAAAAACTCTGAATAATTTCCTGCTTTCAATAACGATTCTCTTCTCCATATACGAGGGTGATTTGGGCAGCAAACCAAATGACTTAATGTGATATTATTAATATTTGGAGTATTATATACATGTACCCATTTATTATTATATTTTTGACAATAGTAACTGCCATAACCTTTGCAAATAAAATCTCCATAAGAAAAATTATTTCCATTTTCATAAATGTTAATAAAATCCATATAAATAAACCCGACCTCTGGATTTGCAATAAAAAAACTGGTAGCATCTTTCAAAACATCAGGTAATATTTCATCATCATGGTCCAACTCAAGAATAAAATTACCTCTGCATAAAGAAACCGCCTCATTTTTAACATTACCAATATTTCCACTATTCTTGGAACGCTTATACATGCGAATACGTTCATCATTACAAAACTCGTCTGTTAAAAATTTAAAATGCAAATCGTCTGGAGAATCATCTAAAATAACCCATTCCCAATCAATATGTGTTTGATTATTAAGGCTCTTATATGCACGTAGAATTTTTTGATAAGAATTATAACACGTTGTAAAAATAGAAAATAATGGGCGCACTTTTTCTCTCAACAATGTACAATTATGAATAAAACAATAATTAACAGCACGATTAAATATGTCAAGAGATTCTATTTCTTTCAAATGAAACCAACGACTACCCATTCTTCCTGCAATGAATGGACAAATGTGACTATGATATTCTTGTTCAGTATCTCCATAGGTAACAAGTATTTGATTATTTGAATTAAACAATTTATTTAACTCAGATGAATCATTTATTATAGTAACAGTACAGTTGAGAGCATCTTTATTTTTCTCAAAAAAATTGTCAACAGAAGAATATTTATCTGACCTGTAGAATAAAACAAATGGATATTTCATATGTATTGTAACTTGAATTTATTATTTTAAGTGATTTATCAAGATTATTTATTAAGTTTATTTATTAACTTTTTTGTTTATTTTTTGTTAAATACAATATATTACATATTACATATTAAAGATTTTTGAAATAATAAAACCAAAACTATGGTTGAATTTACTGAAAAAATGCCTACCTTGTGTTTTATTACAATGTGTAAAAATGAGGAACATTGTATTAGACAAACGCTTGAAAGTGTATATAAATATATAGATTATTGGGTAGTTTGTGACACTGGGTCAACCGATAATACTTGCACAATTGTAACTGATTTTTTTAAAGAAAAAAATATTCCAGGAGAGCTTTTTGTTGATGAATGGAGAGGATTTGATAAACATAAGACATTAATGTTTGAAAGGGCATATAAAAAAACGGATTATGTTTTACATTTAGATGCAGATGATTTTTTGGTTGGAGAATTTCATAAGGAATTATTGCTTCATGAAAAAAAAGACCGATATTATTTTAATTATAGCAGAGGAAATTCAAAGTTTCGGGCAAGTAGTTTATATAACAATCATTTACAATGGTTATATGCTGGAGTGGCACATAATGTAATTATATGTTTGAATAAAAAGGAGTATTCATGTTCAAATATATTTCTTACAGATGACCTATACGTTGATAATAACGAACGAGGTGCACGAATGTTTGATCCAAATAAATATATTAATGATGCACTCAAGTTGAAGGAGCAATTTTTTGAAACATTATATGATGACCCATATAATTTGAATTATCGTTCTGTCTTTTATACAGCTCAGAGTTATCTAGATTCAAAACATTATAAGGAAGCTTTACAGTGGTATACACTATATACAAAACTAAAGGATACATGGAATGAAGAATTTTTTGAATCAACATTACGCGTTGGTAGATGTATGATTGAATTAGAATTTCCACAAGATAAAATTATATCGCAGTTTCAAAAAGCAATAGATATTTTTCCTGATAGAGCAGAACCATATTTTATTTTAGGAAAGCATCTTAATGGAAAATCGCGTTGTGATTTGGGTTACAATTATTTGAAACAAGCCAAAAATAAAAACTTAGATTCTGTTCTTTCAAAGTATGTTTTATTTGTAAATCAATATGCTTATGGAAAATATATTAATGATGAATTGTCAGTCGCTTGTTATTGGACAGACCGAGGAGAAGAAGGGTTTGCGCTGTTAAACGAAATTATTGATGATGTAGAATTTGAAAATGATAAAGGACGTTTAATAAAAAATAAGGAACATTTTATCAATAAATATAAATTGGAATAAAAATATTTTGATATAAATTTTTAGATATGATATGATATTATACTATGGTAATTCCATAATATAATAATATTGTCGTTTAATATTCTGGAACATGTCTCTTAAATAAACATCCTTGAGAAGTCATTCCTTTGACTTCGTCTGTTACAATCGTTGGGTTTTGATTTGCACATGTTGACATCCAGATTTTAATAATACAAAAATTTTTTTTGGGTGAAATGGTAATTCCGGTTACATTGGCAACAAAGGATGGTTGGATACTAATACTTTCTCCAACCAATACATAACTAAGCTCTTTCCAAACTTCATATACGGATTTATTTGAAATCTTATAGGAAAAACAACCACCTGCACGATTTTGAGGGTCCTCCCAGATTGGCTTAATACCATCTCGCATGAGAAACAACATACAATTTTTTACTAATACGTCTGGCAATGTTTCAGTAAGTGCAATTGCTTGTTCTACAGTTTCCATGGTATAAATTTTTTTGTAACTGTTAATACTCCAATCTGTATCATGAGGCAAATGTGCCCACATGGTCCATTTATTTGCTAATGCATGATATTCGCTGCTATTGTATGTTTCTGTTGCCATTGTAGTTTGCGAAGTTACCATTTATACTATATCTATCAATTTTTTTTATATTGTTTTAACTGTAATTTTTTATATTGATTATTATATCCAAAGATAGATTTTTTATTCATTGAATATTTTGATGAAGAATAGGATTTACCATCACAAAATGAGGTGTATTCTTTATAATATCAAGCAGAGTCATATTTGAAGTATCTACATACACAAATGGCTCTACTATATAGTCGTTTTCATGCAATGTAATTTCATCCTTTTCTGTCAATGTTTTCATAGTAACATTATGATCAATAATGTCCAATTCGTATGTTCCATTCGTTTCATCACAATCTACCTTATATTGAGTTTTTAATAAATACGCGATCAATAGTAGATTAATTTTATTTCCTACGATGTAATAATTTTCTGATTCAGTAGACAATTTAATAGGATATTTTTTTTTATTAAAATTAACTGTCATGGACAGAAAGGAAAACTTGCATACCTTATAATCAAAATTCATTGGAGTTTTTGGAAATCCAAAATACAATACTTTATTCACTTTGGTTGATCTTTCTGTTACCTTTTCATAATCAGAAAATAGAATAAAATCATATAGTAAAAATTGATGAAGTGTT